TGCATTCTTTGTGTTTCATCTTAGCTTGTGCAATTGCAAAGCCTTCTTCTTCAGATGAACTCAGTCTACCTAGTGGGCCTTTATGTGCACCCTTTTCAGCTAACTGTATCTCACTATCTAACTTTGCCAACTTACCAAAGTGAGGCAGTAAGTCTGCTACATCACTACCAGCTTTAACTGCAGAACTAACTGCACCAGCTATCTTAGTAACTGCACCCGCTAAAGCTAATACTTCTATCATCGTGGCAAACCTTATTGTTAATTATTTGCCATCTTTTCTACCGATGATCTTATTGCTTTTATGTTTTCGTCAATACGGGCAAGTGATACTGCTTGATTGTGTACAGATATTTCTAACCTGCCCATACGTTTTTCTAGTGCTATAATCTCTTCTGAGTTATCTTCAATGTCGGACATCATCATAGAGACTGTCCATACGATAGCTGCACCCTGAACAATTAGTCCAAAGATCAGTGTAATTGGTACAGACTTGTTTAAGTGCCAGCTATCGTCAGACATTTATTTACCCTGCAATTGCAGCTTTACCTGCAGTAACAGCGGCATTAAGTGGAGCCATGTCCTCATCAGTCCAATGCTCATAGCCAACCATAGCTTCCACATGATCAACGTTACGTTGAAGCACTGTAGGGTCATTAGTGTAATCATCAGGCGCAGCAATAACTGCATTGATTAAGTTTACGCTATCCATACACGCACTGTAGTGCTGTGCAATTTCTTCTGTTGTAGGTGTGTCGGACATTATGCTGTCTCCTCTTTATAATTAAATGCGAGCTTCAAGCTCATTTACTTTAGCAGACAAATCTTTGATTGCCTGTACTAACACTGGAACCAACTTACCATAAGCTGCCTCCAGTCGTTCTGGGTTATTGTCATTGACTAAACCGGGAATTTCTACACCTGTGTCTTGCTGAACTTGCTGCAAATCTTGAGCGATAAACCCAGTTTCTTCTATACCGATTTTACCTCCATCACGCATGTTCCAAGTAAACGAAACAGGATCAAGACGCTCAACAAAATCAAGCCCAGCTTGTAATGGTGCTACGTTTGTTTTGTCACGGGCATCTGATAGTGAACTAATTGTCTGGACTTGGCAGCGCAAAGAAGAAATGCTGGAGTTGCCGAAAGTAATCTCGTTAGCTACTGTTGCGCTAGAAGCTGCTGCATTATAGCCAATAAGAACGTTATTATAACCTGTAGTAAGAGAGTCTCCTGTCATTGCCCCCACTGCGGTATTATAGTTACCAGTGGTAATTACTTTTAATGACTCCCTACCGATGCCAACGTTTGCTTGACCACTGGCGGCAGTACCACTAGCACCACCATTAGCAAAATAACCAATACCTATATTATCGTCACCTGTTTCCCGTGTGAATCCACATTGGCTTCCAATATAGACCATACGATCATCTTCAACATCACTTGCTGCATAATAACCAATAGCAACGTTTTGGTTATGAGTGTCGTTACTTTTAAGTGCATAAGCTCCTATGGCTACATTGTTAGCGCCTGTATTAATAAGTTGACCCGCACCTATACCAATACCAACGTTTTCACTGCCTGTTGTAACATTTGCACCAGCATTTCTGCCTATACCTATGTTATCGGCTCCTGATGTTAAATCTTCTAAAGCATCGTAGCCTATACCAATGTTATCAGCACCCGTTACTCCCGCTGATGTTCCCATCGGGTTATAGCCAACTGCTATGTTACGCTCACCTGTAGTAATCTTTTGACCTGCGGTTCTACCTATTCCAACGTTATTGTCAGATGTTGCTGCATTTAATGCGTAATAACCAACCGCAGTATTTATCTGTCCTGTAATATTAGTAGCAAGAGCACTACGACCAATAGCTACGTTGTCAGAGCTAGTAGTAATAGCAGAACCAGAAAGATACCCTGCCGTAATATTATAGTTTCCAGTTGTTACTGCATCACCAGATTCAGAACCTAAAGCAATATTATACTGACCAGTAGTAATTACTTTTAACGCATCAGGACCAATGCCAACATTAGCACCGCCTGTAGATGCAGCAGCAGAAGCACCGCCAACTGCCCCCTTACCAATCCCAACATTGTAACCACCTGCAGTACGTTCTGCTCCTGCTTGATAACCCATAAATACATTGTAAGATCCTGTAGTAAGATCAAATCCAGATTGCCAACCTAGTGCTATATTATAATCACCCGTAGTAACAGAGTACATTGGGTTAGTACCAATAGCTATGTTTCCTAGATCACTCTCTGTACCACTGCCTCTTCCTGCTTCAAGACCGATATATACATTTTTGTTTCCGTGTGAATTTTTACCTGCCGCATAACCAATAAGAACTTGCTGTGCCGCAGAGGAAGACTCACCTGCCTCTCGTCCAATCATAACGTTATCAGATTCTGCGGTAACGCCTTCTCCAGCATCTTTACCAATGATTACGTTATAACTACCTGTAGTAAGATATCTCCCTGCCTCTGGCCCAACAGAAACGTTATCAGTACCCGTAGTAGTATTTCTACCTGCCGATGCGCCAACAGCAACGTTAGAGGTTCCCCCAGTTATCTCTTGTAAGGCTAAACTACCTACAGCAACATTACTACCGCCCGACTGTACAGTGGAGTCATTACCGTGCATGGCTCTTTGACCAATGGCAACGTTGTTACTGGCATGAGTAGTATTTGTTCCTGCTTCAAGACCTAAATATATATTTCTATCACCTGTAGTTACATCTTTACCTGCTTCTTCTCCTATGAACAGGTTGTATTCAGCGCTACTCTGGAGGCTAGAACCAGCATTAGTCCCACCTATAATGTTTTGTGTTCCAGTACCACTAACACTAGTAGCACCACCGCCACCACCAACCGCTGAACCATCAATGGTCAAAGAACCGCTGGTAGCGGATATATCGTTCGTCTGATGATTAATCGTAATAGCCATTGATGTGTTTCCTTTAAATTATACTGCGGTAGAACCGTCCATGTCAGCTTGATCCATAACCCAAGCATAACATTTATCCATAAACGTAGAGCCAGACTTAGCTTCTACATCTGTTAGGTTTGCACTGTAGCGTTTAAAGTCTACTTCACGGGTATCATCGTTGGGTGAGCTTGTTGCATAAGCACTCAAGTCGATCATGACGGAGAACTTAGGGTCAGTTCCACGTTGACGGCTGACAGCGGCTGTCACGATCCTATAGTAAGCGTTATTAAATGCGATGCCATACTGAGAGGCACCTTCTGCGATATTATTTTGAATAGCCATTGGTTTTCTCCTTTTAGGCGTAAGTTACTTCAGTGGTTCTAATATTAGCCACCCAGCGTATGTTATGACTCGCTTCACCAGTACAGGTGATAGCCAATGCGTTGTTCGTATTATCGGCTGAGAGAGCCATGCCCCAGCTTGATAAGTTCTGGATTACTGTAGTTGCACTGTTGGCGAGTGTAGTTGTACCACCGTCATTCACCAACAAGCCTTCAATACGCCATGAGGCATATGCTTGTGCGCCGTTTTGCATCGCAGTGATTGTTCCATCAAAAGTAATACAGGTGTCAGATGCAGCTACGATTTGGTTATCTGTTGATGCGGTGCTGTTGTTAGTTGTGAGAACTGTTGCGGTTGCGTCAGTGGTGTCTGCACGAAGGATAAACATGCTACCTTGTGCATCACCTTTTGCAGCAAACTGACCAGACGCATGAACTTTTTGGCCTCTAATAGTTGCTTTAGCTTCTTGTCCTGAAGCAAATGAGTTGTCTGCACTTGCCGTACTATCTCTTGAACCAATAACTGCTGCATAATTTCCTGATGCAGTATTGCTTCTGCCTATTGCTACAGAATACTGTGAGCTTGATGTATTTTCAGGGCCAAGACAAACGGAGCCAGTACCCGTTGACGCAGAATTATACCCAATCGCAATGGCATATGTGCCTGTAGCACCTTTCCCTGAACTTGTTGTAGTACCAATCGCAACGCTGCGAACACCACTTGCTTGTGCTTCTCCAAGAGCTAAAGACGTATCTCCCTGTGCTATTGCTGTTCTACCAATAGCCACAGCATAAGTATTAGAGGCTTTAGCTTGATACCCGATAGCAATTGTACTTGTTTGACTGGCACCGTAGCTAGAACTGTTGCTTGCTATAGCTGCTGCTAGGCTGTCTGTGCCAGAGGCGTAAGCTCGACTAATTGCAGTAGCTCTTGCTCCAGTAATAGCCTGTGCTGTATACCCCAAAGCCAAAGAATAATCACCAGTTGCGTCAGTCAGTGCGCCAAAGGACATGGCTTGAGTTCCAGATGATACCGCACTTGTCCCGATTGCCACACTGTTGTTGCCGCTTGTAGTAGCACTAAACCCAACTGCAAAACCTCTAAGACCACCCGCATTAGCGCCATCAATTAGCGCCATCGACCTGTCACCAGTTGCCTCTGTATTACTCCCAATAGCTACGGCATTTGCACCAGAAGCAACAGGATCAGTAGCACTTGAAGGATTAGCAGCATAAAGATCTGCACCAGATGCCATGTCTGAAAAGCTCAACACCCCAGAGCCATTTGTTGTAAGTACCTGCCCGTTAGAACCGTCAGCAATTGCAGCAGCAGGAGCAGCAGTAAATACAGCTACATTACCTGTAGCATTAGGGAATGTAATAGTGTGATCTGCAGTTGGGTTTGTAAAGGCTACAGTAGTTTCATTACCGTCTGCACCAGAACCTTCTACAGTAAACCCTGAATCATTAAGGTGCATACCAGTTACTACTGGACTTGTTAGAGTTTTATTAGTGAGTGTTTTAGTTGTACCTGAGAAGTATGTATCAAGTAAGTCTACATCACGATAACCTATTTCGTTACCATTGTCAAATACTAATAAGGCATCATTACTAGCTATTGCAGTACTTGTGTCTACACTTACAGCAGAAAAGTCAGCTACTGTGTTTAACTCTGCACCTGTAGCATTAAGACCTGTTACATTATTAGCTGTACCATTGACTGCTTGAATACGAGCTTCTACAGACTGTTGGGTTGGGATAAGTGTAGCACTGTTAGATGACATATCGTCTTCATCTACAAAGCCTGTAATAGTAATTGAACCATCAGCTAATGAGCCAAAGTTAATTGTGCCTGTAGTAGTAATAGCACTTGATCCAACATCAATGGCACCAAAGCCACTTGTGATACTACCACTGTTGAGAGCACCTACTGTTGTCACATTACTTAGAGTATCTAAAGATGTCTCCATGTATGTTTCAAAGTCAGTCAGTGCTACCTGTTTCATGGTTCCAGCATCATTAACTACAACTCTGTCTGCATCTGCAAGAGTAGTAGATGTAGCTGAAGTATCGCCATCCATAATGTTTAGTTCAGTAGCGGTAGCATTTACACCCGTAAGGTCTGTAGGAGCGATAGTAATATTAGCAGTACCGTCAAAAGATTGACCAGCAATTGTACGTGCGGTTGCTAGGGCCGTGGCTGTATCAGCATTACCTGTAACAGCACCTGTGACATTACCTTCAATATTGGCTACAAGTGTGCCTGTAGTAATTGTAAGATCGCCTGTAGATGCACCAGTAAATGTACCAGTACCTACAGTAAACTTATCTGCACTTTCGTCAAAGCCAATGAAAGCATTAGCATCACTGCCACGTTCAATAACAATACCAGCATCACCTGAAGCAGAACCTGAACGACCATTACCTAACTCAATAAGCTGATCGTCTACAGTCATGTTACTAGAGTTGATTGTTGTTGTAGTACCATTTACAGTTAAGTCACCACCGACAATAGCATTGCCTGTAGTAGTTACTTGAGCAAACTGTACGTTATCACTTGTAGCTAAACTCTGGTCTGTGTCGGACAGATCTGTAGCAGCAATAGTAATATTAGCAGAGCCATTGAAAGAGTTACCTGCAATAGTTCTTGCTGTTTGTAGTACAGTCGCACTAGCTGCATTGCCTGACGTATCTTGATTACCTGTAGTGTTTACACCTGCGAGATTAATATTAGATGTGCCATTAAAGCTAACTCCACCAATAGTACGAGCAGTCTCTAAGGCTGTAGCTGTAGCAGCATTACCTGAAGTATCCTGATTACCTGAAGCATTTACACCGGGAAGATTAATGTTAGCTGTACCGTTGAACGATACACCACCTATAGTTCTTGCCGTTTCTAGTGCAGTAGCGGTGTCTGCATTGCCTGTAACATCACCTGTTACTGGACCTACAAGAGATGTACCAGTAATTGTTGTACCTGTAATAGCAGCAGCAGAACCAGCACCAATAATAGTTCCATCAATATTACCACCATTAATATCTACCGTAGTAAGTGTAGATGTACCTGTAGCAGTTAAAGAAGTAAATGTACCAGCAGCAGCACTAGCCCCACCAATAACAGCACCATCAACTGTACCACCATTGATGTCTGCAGTATCTGCTACGAGAGCATCAATGTTAGCTGTACCGTCAATGTACAAGTTACGCCACTCAGAGCCTACAGCACCTAAGTCATACGTGTCATCAGCAGAAGGTAGTAGTGGAGAAGCAACGTCAGCAGTAATAGTAACAGTGTCACTAGCGGCATTACCCAGAGTAGCATTACCGTTTACTGTAAGATTACCCGTAACAACAGCATTAGCATCTACTTGCAGTGCATCTACTGTAGCTGTACCATCAATAAATAAATCTTTAAACTGTAAACTAGATGTACCAAGATCAATGTCGTTGTTAGTAACAGGAACGACTGCACCATCTTGAATACGTATTTGCTCTACAGCAGCACTAGATACCTCTACAAATACACCAACACGATTGTTTGATGTATCAATAACTACTTTGTTTAAAGCATCTGAGTCTGCAATCAGTGGTACATATGCACCCTCTGCTGCAGTACCATCGTGCTTATGTCCTGTGCTTGCGTTAAATGCATCTCGTAATGCATTGTACTCTACGTTCAGCGGGTTAGCACGAACAACAGCCGTTGCAATAATATCTGCTGAAGATTGTCTTGTATATCCTGCCACTTTTTATCTCCTATCCCCTGCGCCATACAAAATTGAAACAGCCTGTATGGTATGGCTGGGGTTTGTACCGTTAGTAACGTATGCTATTGATATAGAATCGCCTGACCCACTTATATTAGTAGTTCTAATTGGTGTAGGGTTTCCATCATAAACATCTGTTTCATCGTAAAGAGTTGAACTTGCGTCAAATAAAGATGCAGCACCTGCGGTACTTAAATCAAAGTTTGCTGGTGTAGCAATCTCTGAGTCACCAAAGTTATACTCTATGCCTACAGATATTGAAGTTGAACCCTCTGATTTAAGAAACGTTTTAACTCTGTAAAAAATCTTACGTAACTCTGGATCACCCATAAAATAAAATGGAGTTTGATAAACACTTAGTATGTCAGATCCACCAAAAGAATTACCTTCTTCTTGCTTAAATACTTTACCTGTAGTATCTCCATGCAGTACAAACTCAAACTGCCCTACATACCCACTAGCTACTGCTGTTGCTTCAATGCCTACAAGCTGACTATATTCAAATGTAGACTGTGCTGAAGAACTTTTACGAATAGCCGCCAGTAACGACAAAGAAGTATTAGCTTCAAAGAATAATCTAAACTGTGACTTCCTACGAATAACTAGGGCTTTTAGTTTTGTAACATCTTCGTTAGCTGTGTAGTTTTCAAAGGTCTTTTGGATCTCACGAGACACTGTTTCAAGTTCAACATCCCCGATGCGAGAAGTTCCAGAAATAGGTCTAATGCCATCTGGTCCAAGAAAGATAATGTCACCACCAAATTCTACTACAGTATCAGGAGCAACACAACCTAAGTCATTAGTAACATTTTCTACACTAAAGTTAGAGTAGTTGTCTCCAACAATACGTTTAATCTGGTTTTGACCAAATACATAAAGTTGATTACGAAATGCTTTTAACTGAGTTACAGTAAAGCCTATGTTGATAACACCAGCCCCATTTGCTGGATCAAAGTCTGTATCAGCATTAGGGGATGAAAAGTAAATATTAAATGGTTCGTCAGGATCTCCAGCTAACCATAAGTGATTTGCAAAGGCACTAGCAAATTGTGGATTGTTTGGAGCATTAGTATGTGTAATCTGTGTGTATGTAGTACCGTTATATTTGGCAGCAGGATTAATACCGTCTGTTAGTAGCAGGACTTCTTCAGTCCAATTATAACGCTCAAACCTTACAACGTCAACCCCTGTCATGGTAGGACTACCTGCAGATGATACTGCTTGCCAACCTTTGACTGTAGGTGTACTTGCTACTGTACCTGTTGCAGTAGATGTACCGCCTGTAATAACATTACCTGTAGCAAAAATATTACTAGGCAATTTACCAAAGTCTACTACAAGAGCATCAGAAGTTTTAGATATTACAGTACCTGTTGCTGCTACTGTAGTTGCATCTCCTGAACTAACTACACCTGTAAGAGTTTCACCTACAGAAAAACCAGAGCCTTGCCCTGATCCTAGTGCTACATCGTAGTAGTGGTTATACCAATGTAAGTAGTTATTTCCAGAGGACGGTTTTCTACAACCAAGTATTCCTTGATTTATTTCACCGTTTACATTAAGACCTAAAACTTTACCAGTACCGGGAAGTGTACCATAAGAGTTTGCGTAACCGCTTATGCGTCTGTAACCACCTTCTAAAGATGGCTCCATGTTAATTAGACGTACTGCGCTGCCTGACAAAGAGTTACTTTGAGTAAGTGGGTCAACGTTAGTAACAAGACCCCCTGCACAAACAGAGACATATGTTTGTAAAGCGTCAGCCATACTTAAAAGTTATCAACATTTGCGGTATAATTAGACCTTTGTATTACTGTAGATATAACATTGATATGTTGATCTACAACTAATCTACGCATCATCTTAATACCGTCTTCAAACTTTTTACTGTGCATAGATGCACTTTGTTCGTTAGATCTAAACAACATCATATACATCATAGCACCATCAATAACAACATGTTTAAATCTATCAGGTATAATTGCTGTATCATCGTAAGCTGTGAGATCCGCTGGATACTTCCAATATCTATACTCTATAACATACGCTGCATTTGGTATAGGCGTAACTCCAAATTTTGTATCTTGTGTTAAGTAAACATAGTCAGGATCAGATCTACCATTATCTCCGCCTAAATCTTCTACACTTCTAAACTTAGATAAGTATTGATCATATGTAATTAATTTTAATTTTTTAGGTGTGTTGTTTTCTGAAGTAAGTTGTTTAATATAAAATGTATCCCAGTCTGCTTTAGAGTAGTCAGCAGGAAAGTCATATGTATTAGTTCCAGCAACTAGTGTCTGCTCATATGTTACTAAAGTAAAAGGCCACTCTTGAGCATCCTGAAGCATCTGACGAATAGATGAGTTAATAGAATCTTTAGCCAATGCTTGAACGTTTTTAACGTTAGCAAAGTCTGCTTGGTCAATTTGAACTTCATTCAATCGACGTAAAAGTTCGTTAGTTAGACTAAGAAAAGTACTCATTGTTATAACCTTTTAGCAGGTGTAAAATATAATCTAGCAGAAAGTGTAGCATCAAAGTTGTGTGAAGAAGTGTGTCTAAATATTAAGACCTTATCACCTGCATGTAAAAACAAAGGCCCACCACCAATAAACTGTGTATGGTTATTACCTGCTATAGACTCTTCACCTACTAGCATATGGTACGTGTTGTCATCTGCATGGTATACTTGTATTCCTATGTTAGATGTAGAGCTATCTTCATTAGCTATCATAAGAAAAACTATTTCAGCTTCGTGACTTTCAGGACAAGTAAATAACACCGTAGCATTATTAGGATTGCTAGTACTACTAGCAGAGTTACCTGTAACTGCAGCAAACTTGCTGGCTGTCCTGAAGTTAATACCTGCCATTATTTTTTACGATTATCTACAATTTTTACAGGATTACAGTAATTCTTTTTAACTACTACGCCACCATCATATAAACCCATAGCTGAAGCAGTGCCTCGTGAGGACATCATGCCTTGAGGTGCACGATTAGCAGAAGGACGGTATTTACTATCTTCTTGTTCAGGTGTAGTAACACCACCTAAAGCATATCCTTTTTTCTTACGCATTTTAAAATCCTTATGTAGTTAAAGGGCCACCCGAAAGCAGCCCCTTAATTATTTAGTTACGCAAGTGCGTCACGACCTACTTCGTCAGCAGACATCTCGCCTAGTGCGCTAACGTCCATCATTACAGCGTATACACGTAGTGTACCTGCAGAAAATGATGCGCCAGAACCTGCAAGTGTTACGTCAAGTGTATCTGCAGAAGTAATGACAACATCACCCGATACAGCAGCGGAAGGAGCATACGCTCCATCTGCAGCACCATCAATATCAAAAGCAGCCACGTACTCATTATCGTCTACGGCTGTACCCAAGATAGCAGTAGCATCTGTACCTGTATTCATAGTAGCGGAAGCTGTCACTTGAATACCTGCAGCAATAATTTTAGTATTTGCAGGAACAGTGATAGCTTGTACTACATCAGCAGGTGCAATGCTATTTGCCGTTAGGTCGATTGTTTGCTCTACCATGTAAGGCTGACGCCCACGTGAAGAAGCTCCATGTGCAGGAGCTAGTTGTGCAGTAATAGTAGCCATTGTCTAGTTCTCCTCTTATGCCAAGTGATACTTAGCGTTCACAAGAGCTTCTGGACGAAGGATCTTGCGACCATATAGATGCATTCCACGAACAATGTCAGCGAATGAATCTGGATCACGATATGTTTCAGTCTTGTTGATCTGCTCTGCAGTTGCAACGGCTGAATCGTGACCAGCAACAATCATACCATAGTTAGTAGATGAGTTCGTACCTGTAAAGGACGGACCTGTACCAACGGCTGGTAAGTTGTTTGATTGATAAACACGGAAACCATGAATGTTCATTCCGATTTGACCATTAGCCAAGCCTGAACCACCGAAGTCGGCGTTAAACAAACGTGAGTCTTCGTCTTTCAGAAGTTCCATAAATACTGGATCTACTACCAACCAACGGCCTTGAGTATCCACATTTTGTTGATCCAACAAACGTGACATACGTGCAATAACAGTTAATGGGAAAGTATCACCAACAGCAGGAGTAGTGTCAGTTGCACCACCAGCACGTGGCTGAAGGGCAAGCGCATCACCCGCAGAACCACCGAAGGCTGCTGCGTCAAGTTTCATTGAAGACAACAGTTCATCTGTACCTGCAGTTGAAACAGCCACAGTACCATTAACAGTTGTGTTAACTGTGTCAGGTGTACCATGAATAGCTGATTGCTTAAAACCAGTTAAGTAACCAAGTACATCTTGGTCGAACTGATCTGACAAACGATACGCAGCACGATCACTTGCAAGACTTTGGAAATTGACGTGGGAATGGGCTTCCTCAATATCGTCAACCTTGAAAGCAAAATAATTGGCTTTGTCGATTGTCAATGAGAAATCTTCGTCATCAAGATCTTGTGGTGTAATGGTTGTGCCACGCTCATATGCTTTAACGGTGATCTCAGGTTCTTTGATAATTTTAACTGAGTCGCCCATTGCAGCGATTTCTCCAAAATAATCGGAGTTAGTAATAGCTTCACAGATTGATGCTTTGCGGAAAGCAAGTTGCACCTGTTTGCTATAAATTACTGGTGAGAAATTACCATTGGGTAAATTGCCATGTCCAGCAGCGGATGTAAATGCCATTTTATTTTCTCCTAGCATTAAATCACAGATGCAAACGACTAATGACTTATACAGAGGCTAATTCTACTAGGGTGCGTTTATTAGAAAGTTGGCCTACCTTCTAGCAAAACGGGCCATGAGACATTAGGTTGTCCGAAAGCGTGTATTGTTGTTTGCGGATAGTTTAGTTAATTGGTAGTACGGGTAACTGTAGTTAATACCTAACAGGGCCATACTACCGATTGTACATATAGTTATATCATAAATATATTATATGTCAATAGCTTTATCTGGCAGAACCAGACATATCGTAAACAAATTTACCTGTACGAATAGCTTCCATAATTTGGTCAGATGCTTTTTCGTATTGTTGAGGTGACATCTTAGCTACTTGTGATTCTTTAAATGTTGTAGATGAATCATATTCTTCAGGTTGGCTACGATTATTACGACTGTTTACAGAACGTGCAGCATCTTTAGTGCTTGCAGGTTTTTTTGTTTTAATGTTTTTGTCTGCTTTATACAGATCAATTGCACGACTTGCTGAACGAGCGTCACTGTCATTCTCATACAGTGCATCTTGTACCCACTTAGGTTGTTCGTCAGCCCACTCATGGAACTCGTCACTGTCACGAATTTCACCAAAGTCTGGGTGTGCTCGCATTAATTCAGCTTCTGCTTTTTCACGAGATGCTGTAGCTCTCATCTCATCAATTTCTTTTACACGATCTTCTAAACCTGCAGACTGTTCACGTGCTTTTTTAATTGCAATAGTTTCTACAATAGCTGCTACGTCTGGATATTTATTTGCCCATGCCTCAATGTCCTCATCCGACTTAGGCAATTTAATTTCTTTTTGTGTTACTTCTTTTAACTGACCTTCAAGCTGTTTAAACTTATCTTCCCAAGACTTTTCTTTATCTTGCATGTGCCTACGAAGATCGCCGTAACGTTTTTTAAAACTTTTTTCTTCTGCACCAGTAGGCTCAGACTCTTGAACAACTTCTACCGCTTCACCTTTTTGTTCTGCAATAAGTTGTTCTAATTCTTCTTCTTCTTTTTTACGTTTGTCTTCATTATTATATTTACGATTAGCAAATGCAACTTTCTTTTCTGTTTGCATTTCTTCTGCCATAATATCATTAGCCATTATATTTTCCTTACTGGGGCCACCGTAGCCATGTTGGATGGGGGATGAGTAGCCAGCGTATCTAGCAATTTAACGTGTTGCTAGTCCACGTTTTTTAACAACTGGTTTTTTAGCTTTACCTAAATTAACATTAGTCATTATTTCTGGGCCAAGTACTTTACCAAGTACACGACCTTGTGATGTACCCATTAAACTACGGATAATATCTTTATCATCTTCTTGTAAGCCATTAAAACGTTTAGCTACAAGTTCAGTATATTGTGTAAATTCCATATTATATTCCTATATAGTCTCGCCATTCTCACGAATAAACTTAGTATTTCCTCCCACTACATCAAACAGTTTCATCCAAAAGTTTTTAACGGGAGTAAATATAACGCCAATCTTTTTTTCATTATAATGATATTTACCGTAGGAAACAAGCGGATCTGCAAATATTTTTGTAATAAACCATTTAAATACTGGATACTTTCGCATAAGAGGCACAAACACTTCTGCAACTTTGTAGTAACCTCTGCGGTTACGATCCGTCATATATTCATCACGATATTTACGTACTACCATATCCATAGTACCATTACCGTAACGAGCTTCTAACATGATAAAACAACAATCACCATCACTAGAATCAGAGGCTTCATTTGCAGAATCTGTATTAGACGTATCGCCACTAGCGGCTTCGTTAGCACGTCTGTTTGCTGTAGCCGTATAGTGTGCCGCTAAACTGGGATTGGCCTTTAAAGATTCTTTTTCTCTATTAGATAAATGTGCGTCTATATTTTTATTAGTATTAGGATTGCTTGAATCTAAACGTGTAGACTTATTATTACTGGCT